CGCTATAATAGCTTACCCGGACAGCTACAGCCTCGAACAGTTGACAATTGCAGGGTGGTTTATCCCTGCGTGGGATACGACAGCGCGTCGGTATTCGTTACTACGGCGTCATCGTTGACATAGAGCTTGTACTCATCGGCATCAAAGTCGATTGTAACTGCAACAAACTGTGGTTCCCAAGAACTGAAGGTTTGCGCAGCGCTGACACATCGGTTCGCCCCGTTGATGTATGCTTGCCATTTGTTGGCGGCTGCGTTCCAATTCACCAAAAGGCGATTGTTATTGTCAGCCCCGCGAATGTCCCAGAGATATAGGTATCCCGATGTGGGCGCTGTCGTATCCCACGCAGGGATAAACCACCCTGCAATTGTCAACTGTTCGAGGCTGTAGCTGTCCGGGTAAGCTATTATAGCGCTGGGATAGGACAAAGCCGCCGCCGCACGGCTCGACGTTGAGGCATGGGCTGTGCCAGACCAACTGTGACCTTGGCCCAGAGAACCATCGCAGTACGGCGTAGGGTATGATGACTGCTCAAACTGTAGTCCATCGACCCAGAACTTGTACCCATTGTTGTTTGTGGCATACACTAGGGGCCTTACTGATGTATTGGAACCAACATTGCCTGTACAGCTACGGAAGTGCCACTTGCCATCGGCGGGGACAGCTTCTGAGGCGCTACCCACGAAGCCCCATGTCGAGTCCCGGATGCTCAGCGTAGGCAAGTTACCAGTGGCCCCCTTCTCGACCTTGACCCATGCACTAAACGTGTAGTCTAGGTTCTGTGTTACACTTATAAATCCAGGCTGTACGCCCCAGCCATTGTTGCCAGCCTCTAGGACTTCGAGGCAGTAACTACCGTACACGTAGTCGTCAGACACTCTCGAAAGTGTGTCGCCCCAGACGGACGCCCACGGGGATGTGCCGGTCTCAAATGACGGGTTGGTCAGCAGGTTAGTGGTAGCCTGAGCAACCTGTACAGCCTTGTCGAATGTGGCGCGATACTGGTACTCAGAGTCTTTTCTCAGCACCCCGCACATGTGCTCCCAACCCAGGTAGATTACGCCGCCAGTTTCCGTCGGTTCCCAACCGGCCTCCATCAAGTCGGGCCAACTGTGGCCGTCGAAACTGCAATGGAACCGCCTGTCAGTTGTGACAACACTGCCGTACGGCGGCCCGCCGAGGGCCACGAGCCCACGGTCCAACCTGCGATCCAACAGCCTCAACCAAGCCTGGTGCGACTCAGGTGCTCCCATTACACCCACCTCGGCCCTTCTGGCCAGCGCGGCGGCGGATAGTGCCAAGGCACCGGCGGTCCAGGATAGAATGGCTCATAAGGTTTGGTTTCTGGCGGTGGCGCAACGATCTCCCGAGGCACCACAACCTCCGGTTCCTCGTCGAACGTCAAGCTCAACGTGTGGTTGTCCGCGTCGTAGTCCGTTGCGATGATGTAGTATACCTTGTCCCAAGCCCGTCTCAACTCAGGAAACACCACGCGCTGGCCGGCCCTCACCCGGTTCATTTCGTACTTGGCACCGGCTTTGGTCAGAGGGTCGTCACTCAGCTTGATAGACGACATCTGCGTTTCTGGGTCTTTGTGTCGTTCAAGGTACCGGTCTCTGACGTTTTCCGCTTTCACCGTCGCGCCACGCACCATGAACAAGTAGTCACGCCGATCATAGTCTGACTGTGAACCCGCGTCTTGGGCTGGGTCAGTGTACTCGTCATCCGTCTTGGCCACGACGTAGTTTACGGTCTTTGCCAACGTCGATGTGACCGATACTTGCCCCGATATGGCCGACAATGGTATCTGCAAGTCGTAGTCACTGACGTCGCGTTGAAACAACCACGCCTTGGCCAACCCGTCCGACGTGCGTTCGCCGTCCCATATGGCGAAGTGCCACGTCTCTGGGGGCGTGGCATTGTCGCCATAGTCAAGCACGTCCTTGATGACGTCGCTGACGTATGTGTCCTCCCACGAGATTACGCCCAGCGACAAGCCCATGTTACCGATCTCGTCCACATCGCTGGAGACTAGCGGGCACTCACCCAAGGCGTCAATGATAATCGAGTCTCCGTCATCTGTCACGTGGCTGCCACTGTACATCCGCTGACAACAGTTGACCCAGAACCCAAACGCCGTGACTTTGCGCAAAGCGTTGGACAGCCGCCCTGGCAGGTTTACACTGCGAGTCAAGTCCTCAATCCGCCCCCAGTAGCACGATCTGAGACCGTCGTACACACGGATGCTGTATGCCTCTTTCACAGCCCACACACGAAGCATGTCCAAGGGGACATAGAACTCGCAGTCCATAAACCCGCCATCAAGACCGGTGCGCCAACGCAAGCCACGAAACGACGCTATCGAGCCCGTTGGGTCACTGATGACGTCACCGTCTCGATTCAGCACCTGAATCGTTTCACGTCTTACGGCCATATACAGTCCCGCACCACATACACCCAGTACCCTTTGCCTGGCTCCATCGTGTCGCCCAACTCCAATTCGACGCCGTCCCCGGTGAACACTCGTCGGAACGGCACCCCGGCAAGCGCCTGCCAGACTGGCTGCGCACGCTCTACCCCAATCAGGTTTGCGCCCCTGTACAACAGCGTCTTTCTCTGGTTTTCAGAGCGAGGCAAGCCAACAACAGACCAGTCACAGTCCTCAGAAACCTTCACCACAAAACCGGTTCGATCCCTGGGAACGTTACACAACGAGTTAGCCCAGTCGGGCGCAGAGGCATGGTAGGTCGTCCATTGTCCACCCTTGTACACATAGACGGCCTCCACCTTGTCCCAAACACCCTTGAACACCATCGGCAACCTGTTGTGGACACAGTCACAAGGCAGAGAGACCCAATTCAGACCCTTGTGTAAATGTGTTGACACGTTGCACTGCCTCGACATTCCTAGCCCAGCAACCGCCAACAAGACACACGCCAGAACAAGCAAACGTCTCATTGCTACACCCCCTACCTGCTGTTGAGATACCTCCCGGCCAATCTCAAGTCTATGTATAGTTTGTACGATATGTCGTGATAGTGTGTCGTCTCGACCACAAGTGCCGGGTATGTGGTGAACGCGACAACACACCTGCTCGGCCCTGGCGACGGCACCCACACTGAATTGCCTCGGAATGGGTACAAACCTGGATACGACACGCCCAAACCAGAGTCGCTGGAAAGTTGGTAGTCTCGCTTCAGAATCATCTGCCCACTGGCGTACCGTGACTCCGTGTCAGTTGTAAAGACGCTAGCAACTGCATAACCCAAAAGCTCACTGGTGCCCGCAGACCATCTGCCTGACACCTCTTCTGGCACAAGCAGAATGTAGTCTAACTCTGCCGTTTCGCTGCCAGTTGTCCCCTTGACCTCAACGTCTAACGTCAAAGAGTAACTACAGTAAGAACTAAATGGTTCAACACCTCTGTGGAGCCTTTCCGGTACTAACACGTCTGGTATGTCTATCACGCCGAAGTCATGAAGCTCCCAGTGGCCACTGGAGCCCAGGTCCGAGTCCGCATCGCACTGCAAACCATTGTCGTCCGGCAACCAACCCCCTCCCGCCTCACACCTGAAGAACACCGCCGAGGCATTGTCAGTACGGATTCTGGCATACACACGCCACTGCCCCTTCAGAACTCGAATGTCGTCCTGTAGATACAACAACCTGAATCCTGCACGATTCCCCCACGACCCAGCGGGCGGGTTGGTGTATATTCTGGAGCCGTTGCTAGTACCAGACACCGCCCCGACCGTCCAACCAATGTTGGTAAACGTGTACTCTCCCTCCCAGATGAACTGTCCACAACCCCGGGGCTCAATACCGGCTGTATACAACCCCGACTTGATCTCGCTCGCACACACGCGCCTCAGTCCGAAGATAACATGGGAATACCCTTCTGGGCTGCCCGGTGTGTCTTGCGGTGAAACCATCAGCCAGGCGGGGGCATCCAGGTCACCAGGGATGTTGCCAAACTCCGCGTAGTTAGTGTCCCCCGCGTCGCCATCATCGTGGTTTGCCACCTCGACCCCAAGGCTGACACCATATGATGTGTCAAAGGCAGCCCCACCCTCGCCCCAGACATAGGGCAACTCTCCATTCCCGCGACCCGCGTTGTATACTGCCTCTACCTCGTCGTCGCTCAGTGCCTCGCCCCACATTCTCAAATCGTACAAGCTCCCGTCCATCTGTCGGGTGGTATCGTATCGAGAACCCACAAATATGTCGTACCCACGCAACTCAGGACAAGCAAACGACGTTGTGCACTCAGTCCCAGGCACACCGTTGACATACAACTGGTACTCATCGGCAGCAAAGTCCCACCGGGCCCCAACCGCGACTAAGTCTCCCTCAGAGAATGATGTCGGTATCACCACAACAGCACCACCGTTGATGTACAACTGAATCGAGGCCCCAACTGCCGAGTAGAAGACGGCAATCCGGTTGTTGTTGTCAGGCCCCCTCCAGTCCCACAGCCAACAGGACGGTATGTAACCGCCACTGTCAAACCCTGGTCGCCACCAGAAGTGAACTGTCCCCGTGCATGGCAAGACACATCCTCGTTCTATCGGCCGAACAATCCTACACTCGCCCCCCGTTCTTGAACTGGTAGAGTAGTACTCGTTGGCACACGTGTCCCACTTCTCTCCTAAGTGACGGTTCGGTTCAATAAATGGAGTGGCATATGCCTTCTGTTCGACTTGTACCCCGTCAACCCAGAACGCCTCGCCAGGTTCGTTGGAGTTGGTTCGCACTACAATCTTCCACACGGTGGATGCAGCGTCTGTCGTTCCCGTCACGACAACACGTTCCCACTCACCCGTTGTCGTTGGCGACGCGGTCACGAAGTGTCCCGACACATCGTCCCACAGAGACAAGATGATCTGTGACGGGTCAGTGCCATTGGGGACATAAAACCAAGCAGAACCAGTGTACTGTGTCGCGGCGGCGCCGGAGAAGTTGATATTGAACGAGTCCGCCCCGCCCGAGGGTACGAGCAAAACAGACTCCACGCCAAACTTCGCACGTTCGGGAGACTCAGATGCCGTAAACCCAGTCGCAGTCCAGTCGTGAGTGAATAGCTCGAAGTCCCCGTTTGTGACCAGGTTCTGGGAACTCTCCCACATACAAATACCGTTCTCTGCCACCGGCTGTATGTGGCCCTTGGCCTGCGCGGCCCACCTGAACTCTGAACGCCATGCGAACTCGCCGTCTGCATCCTGCTTCACGGCCAAGATGGCAGCCAGCGCTGGTATCGCGTCTGAACCAAACCCGATGGCCGGCTGCCCTTGACCCATGCTGGGGCTGCCTTCTGCCAATGCGCCGTCGATGATCCTCTTGTACCGCCACCCCCGCCCGAAGCACGGCACGGGGATGTCGTCAGTCTCGGGCCAGTACACAGCCAAATACACCGGGTCCCCAATGTTCTCCTGCTCATACTGTTTCGCCGCGTGTATGTACTTCCGTAACTCACCAACAAGACGCTGAAGAACACCCGGACCACCATCGCTTGGAGACAGAGGAACCTGCCAGCGCAACTCTATCGAGTTGCCGCTGTCGATGAATCCGCCCTCAGTGATAACGTAGCCGCTCCAGTCGTGGACGTCCAACTCGTTGTCGCCACACACCAGTTTCACTCTGAGCCTACCGCTCACTGTTACCTCCTATACCCCGCACGCACCATGTTCATGCCACGGTTTGCCGACACCATTTCCGCCGCGTCAACCAGCCGTCTGGCCGTCTCATACTCGTTTATACCGCCGTTGACCGTCACATTCATCATGATATTGTTTCCCCCACGGTCTGGGGTAGTCAAAGGCACCTGGGGAAGTTGAATCGTCTTCCATCCCATACCCCTGCCCGTCGAGCCTATCTCGTCTGTCAACTGTACCGCAGCGTTTAACTCATCGATCAGTTGTGACAAGTAGGACAGCATATTGGTCACCTCGCTGTCCAACCCCGACGTCAACACACTGCTCACAAGGGTGCTGATCTCCAACAGACCAGACTGTATGTCACGCCTCAGAACCAGCAGCGACGCGGCAAACTCCGACG